CTAGCACACTAAATCATGTTGTATATCCACATCAAACTGGTGATGGATATAGAATATCAATCGCTGGAGATATTTCTCTGAATAGTCATATCACAATGGACCCAGTATCGCCCACTGAACTAGGATAATCATGGAAGTATTAGAGATTTTGCCACAACCATTGGGGATTGTTCCTTGTCCCTTTCATGATGAAGTTAAGGCACTAATTAAAAAAGAAATCACAAAAGGTCAGAGTAATCTAGAGTCTAATCCAAATACTGATGAGTTAGTCCACATTGATCATTATTCTGTCCTCGATAAACCTGAGTTCCACAAGTTGAGAGACTGGGTAGAAGAACAGAGTGCCATCTTCCTAGAGAATGTTATGGGAGAGTATGTGCAAGAAGGTGTGATAGTTACAGACAGTTGGATCAATATCTGTGACGATGGTGGTACACAAGCACCACACTATCATACTAATTCGTATGTCACTGCACTGTATTATGTGAACTTCAATGAGAATCACACACCCACATAACTTGCTAAACCCACTGGTGTTCAGATCTATCCTAACACCGCCAATCTGACTCTGCCTCATACTAACAATACTAGGTTTAATCAGATGGACGAAGTTAGACCTAACGAGGGTGATCTATTCTTATGGCCTTCTACTATCATTCATGGATATAAAACTAACCATGAAGACAATCGTATTACTCTCGCCATCAACGTCATGCCTAAAATGATGACCAATGGTGATTATGGGTGGAAAGTTGAGAGACTGAGTAACGAAGATAGAACACAAGTTATTGACAAAAGACGTACAAATAAGATATGGTTTAGACCTGACTTTGAATAATTATGTTTGTAGAAAATCCTATTACATTTAAGCAGGAAGAAGTGCCTGCAGATATTATACAATACTGTGATTCTTTCACATTACATGCAGATCATGAAGATTTGCGTTATCTTGATTGTGTGTGGATGCATATGGGTTACTATGGTGTACCCAAGAGTGTCATGAAAGCACACCGAGATGAATGGAATCCTCCCGTAATACCTGTATTTGAATAATGAACTGGATTGGTTGGATTAGAACCAAGTCGAACAGACTTGAGTCCTCTACATTTACTACTCTCAACAACAATATACATGATGCAACAGCAGAAGTTGCATCACGCACTGGTGCTAAATATGTCTCACTATATCCCACGCAAGATCCAGCACCAGCACCAAAGATCCCACCTGCTGTTGCTACTGCTGCTAGTGTTGCTGCAGGTGCAGGAACTGCCTTTACTGAATCTGATTTTGGGTTCTTAATCATTGGTGGACTTGCTATTATCTTTTGGCCTATTACACTCACAATCTTTATCATTTGGTTTATCAGATGGTGGAGGAAAAGAGATGTCATCCGAGGACTTATCTCAGTATTTGTATCATATTTGCCATGGTCCATTAAATTACCTCTGAGGCGTCGTTATGAGTGGTTGAACTAGATTGTACTGTGACAGTCAAACAACCTGCACACAGACGCTCCCAGAGGGGTCTCAGACGTGCAATACTATAAGGGTCAAAGGAATGACGCATGACTGCAACACTCGCTAAAGAGGAAATCGCTCTAAAGGTTCTCAGACATACTGAACAACTGTGTGAAGCATTGAAGGATGACTTCAAACGTTATTCTATCAAGTCACACTTTGCTTCTATTGCTCGTGCAATTCAAGAGGGTGACAATCAATCCACAATAGATTATCACAATCGTTGTATTGATGACATCAAAGATGAGATTGGCATCTATCAGTATGTGATCGAGTCTGGTCGTAAGTATCACAAAATCATCATGATTGATTCTAGTGGTTCTCGATCTGTCCATGCATTTGTTGATCGTATGACTGGCGAAGTCTACAAGTCTGCATCATGGAAATCACCTGCAAAGGGTGTTCGCTACAATCTTCTCATCATCTCTTCTCGTGAAGAGTGCATGATGCGGGCAGATTGGTCAGGTAGTTACCTCTACGTCCGATAAATAAAACGACATCTGATAACATTATGGCAGACCAACAGTTTTCTATTCACAAACAAGAGATTCTCCAGAAACAACTCAAACAAACCATGAGTTCTCTGGGTGAAATAGATAGGCGCATCAATGAACTAGAGGCGCTTGTGCTTGCATCTTTCAAGAAAATGCAAGTGGATCAAATTGCTCTCTTTAACATGATCTCTGAAGTTAAAGAAGCAAACCAGGCGGCAGAAAAGTTTGATCTAGACGGCATGCCTGCTCAGATCCCAACTGCACCACCTGAAGAAGTGGCACCACAGGGTTGACAACCACCACAAACTAATCTAATCTAACTGAGTACACAACACTACATCATGAACAACGATTTCGATTTTGAGTACAACGATTTCGATGAACTTTACGAGTCGATGATGGAAACTGGTCCCGAAGATTGGTTGCCCTCTTCTGGAGTTCGAGAACAGTTTGATGCTGAAACTCTGAAACTTCTCAACCAATTCTGATACCATGTGCCAGTAAGGCAAAGTGTCCACTGTCTCTTGACGGTGGACTTTTTTTATGCAATGATATATGTATCGAAGGTTAATTGATGCAACTCCGTCCCCATCAACAACGTGCAGTCGATGCAATGTTTGCTCACCATAAAGGTCAAATCATTGTACCTACTGGTGGTGGCAAAACTCTAACGATGATCGTTGATGTTCAGGTCAATCACGATATTATCAAGAAAGGAATCACTACAGTTGTTGTAGCACCCCGCATCCTTCTTGCAGAACAACTCTGCTCTGAGTTCTTGGAGGTTCTTGATACTACCTACACTCATGTAATGCACGTTCATAGTGGTGAAACTCATCACTATTCTTCTACCAAACCCGAACAGATTCACCTGTTTGCTAACACTGCCCGTTCTGTTGGTGAGAACGTTATTATCTTCACCACCTACAATTCTCTTCATCGTGTGATGGAGGCAGACATTGAGGTCAATAACATCTATTTTGATGAGGCACATAATAGTGTTCAGAAGAACTTTTTCCCTGCGACTGAGTTCTTCTCTCATGAGGCAGATCGTTGTTATTTCTTTACTGCAACTCCCAAACATTCCCTCACTCATCGCAAACCAGGCATGAACGATGTTGAGGTTTATGGTCAGGTAATTTGCAAGGTTCCTGCACCTGAACTGATCAACGGTGGTTTTATCATTCCTCCTAAAGTTACCGCAGTTAAGATGCACACTGCAATCGGTGATGTTGCTGTGCGTGACTGCAATATGATTCTCAATTTGCTTCACAACGAAGACAACATGGAGAAGGTCATGGTAGCAGCACGTAAGACCAAAGATATTCACAATCTCGTGACTCAAACTGAGTTTGTTGCTAAGTGCAATCTTGAGGGTCGTGACGTACTCTGGATCACCAGTAAGTATGGTGCATTTGTTAATGGTAAGAAGGTCAATCGTGAGGTATTCTTTGACACTATGAATGCCTGGGGTGGTGATCCAGACCGTAAGTTTGTTATGTTCCACCACTCTATTCTCTCTGAGGGTATCAACGTCAGTGGTCTTTCTGCATGTATTCTTATGCGTAACATGGACTACATTACCATGGCACAGACTATCGGTCGTGTCATTCGTTTGAACAAGGAAGACGCAAAAGATCTCCGCACTGGTGTCATCACTCCTGGTAAGTTGGAGACCTATCGCAAACCCTTCGGCAAATTGTGTGTCCCTGTCTACTCTAACGTCGGCATCAGTACACACAAACGTCTGCAATCTGTTGTGGACATTATCTTCGAAAAGGGTGAACCTGCCATCTCTGAGGTACGTCGATGAACTACACTAAACAACAACTAATTGATGCACTTCAACGGGAGTATGAGTGGTTATGCCACGATGATTTCGATCCTGATGAAGATCTGACAATGGAAGAACATCTAGATATGCTACAACAACTATCCTACGATGAGTTGGTGGAGGAGACATCAACCGATGACATCTTCACTCTAGATGAGTTCATGAGGACGTATGGGTAAAGAGCAAAAGTATTACAACTTTAACTCTACTATGTTAGACCCAGTTTGCGTGAGAGATTATGTCTCACCAGACGGCATGTGGGCAGTAGTGCCATGCATTGGTGGCAAAGAGTGGGTTATTATCCACAACGGAAGTGTGCTCAGTGATGTATCACGCACATTCCAAAGTGCCATGAGTAAGGTAGAAAAATACAAAAAGAGGAAATCTCCCAAGAAAGCGACCTCTACCCCGTCCACTGCATCTAAAACAAAGAAAAAAAGGAAATCAAGTGGACAGTCCAACAAAGTGGCACAGTCAACGGGAAATCCCCTGCTTGATGCCCTACAATGATCGTATCGACACAAAACACATGACTACGAAACTGAAGCGAATCTGTGTCAGTCCTGTCTCTCGCAAAGCAAAGAATCGTTTTGCAAATGAGATGGATTCTTTTCACACTTGCACTGTAGAATCTACTCGTGAATTGGGTGGCAAAGAGTGGATGTTCCTCAAATCTCTCAACGGTAACTACTTCTTTTGGGTTCCTGAGGGTGGATCTATGGACTGGAAAATTGAGAAGTAATGCTAAACCCACAGTCAATTCTCAATGAACAACAACTCTCACTCTTACGCATTTTGATTCAATCTGAAGTTAAGT